AGAAGGATCAAAGAGCTTAATGAAACGATGCCTGTAGAGGTGGCTATTGGCGTAGGCGTAAATTCGGGGGAGGCTGTTGTAGGCAACATGGGATCGGACACAAGGTTTGACTTTACCGGGATCGGTGACTGCGTGAATACCGCAGCCCGATTGGAATCCGCCACGAAGGAAGCCGGGGTTAATATCTTAATAGGCCAAGCTACCGCAGAAAAATGTAAATATGTGTTAAAGTCCTTACCAGATATTCATGTAAAGGGCAAAGAAAAGCCTTTGCAAATCTATACCTTGGATCAAACGGTTCAGGATCTAGTGTAAAAAGAGAGCAGGATGTATCAGTACAAAGCCAAAATCACCCGAATCATTGATGGCGACACTGTGGATTGCGACATTGATCTAGGCTTCAAAGTCATTCTCTCCAAGCAGCGCATCAGACTCTACGGTATAGACACTCCTGAATCCCGCACCAGAGACAAGGTTGAGAAGAAATACGGCCTTCTGGCGAAGAAATTCTTAGTGGATTTCATTGAAGCGGAGGATTACCAGATCACTCTGGAAACCGCAAAGGGCAGTGGCAGGGGTAAATTCGGACGTATTCTTGGCAAAATCATTAATAAACACGGGGTTTGTGCCAATGATCTTATGTGTATTGAAGGCCATGCCGTGCCGTATCACGGGCAATCTAAGGAAGATATTGCCGCAGAACATATCGCCAACAGGAAGATAGTAGATGGAAATCTCTGAAGAGGGGCTGTCGCTCATTAAAAAATTTGAAGGTTGTGAGTTAACGGCCTATCAAGACTCCGTAGATGTTTGGACTATTGGGTATGGTCACACAAAAGGTGTTGAGGACGGCCAAGAAATAACTCAAGAAGAAGCAGAGGAAATGCTTGCTTCGGAGCTTGATGAGTATGAAGGCTACATTAATGATCTTGTGGAGTGTGACTTGGAGCAGTGTCAGTTCGATGCTTTGGTGGCGTGGGTATATAACTTAGGACCCACTAATTTAAGATCATCAACAATGTTGAAGAGGCTAAATAGTAACGATTTAGAGGATGTGCCTAGCCAGATTAAACGCTGGAACAAGGCGGGTGGAAAGGTTTTGAACGGACTTGTTCGACGCAGAGAAGCGGAAGCTCTTTTGTTTGAGGGAAATGATTGGAAAGAAGTTTGAGCTATAAGAGGTAGTAAGATTGTATTTGATGATGTAAGATCGCAGATATGGATGAAGTCGATGTTGTCCAGTATGTTTTTACGCTGATTCGGGAAAGACGTTCTCTTATAAGAGAGAAATTAGAGAACAACGGCGTAAAGGATATGGAGCAGTATCGCGAACTTATGGGCGAGCTGAACGGCTTGAATTTAATGCGCCAAGAGCTTTCCGATATGCTAGAAAAACAGGAAAAATTAGATGCCTGAAAGTGCTGAAAAAAAAGAGCTTCTGGATTCTTTGTATGTAGAAGCTAGCGAAAAAACCCTTGACCCCGCCCTAATTGACCAACCTGTTTTAGAGCGTTTACCTGCACCAGCAGGTTGGAGGATTTTGATCCTCCCTTACCGGCCTCCTAAAGCTACCAAAAGTGGTATTTTGTTTTCAGATAAGACTCTGGATGAGACTCAGATACAAACCGTAGCAGGTTATGTACTTAAAATGGGTCCCTTGGCCTATGCGGACAAGGAAAAATTTCCAGAAGGCCCCTGGTGCCAAGAAAAACAGTGGGTTATCTTTGCCAGGTACGCTGGATCACGCTTTAAGATTGAAGGTGGAGAAGTTAGGCTTCTGAATGATGATGAAGTTTTGGCTACGATCAAAAATCCGGAAGACATTCTACATAATTAGGGAGAAGGGCACGCATGGCTACCGCAGAAACACCGGCTGTAGAAGAGGCTGAAAAGGGTCAGGTTCCTTTAGATATTACCGAATCAGAGGAAGTGGTTGAGGTAGAAGCTCAAGGGGTTGAGCTGGCTGCGGATACCGAAGCCCAGGAAAAGCCGGAAGCTACTGACGAAAGCGAGCAAGAGCAGTACAGCAAGGGCGTCCAAAAAAGGATAAATAAGCTCACTAAGCGGGTCAAGGACACCGAGCGTGAGCGAGAAGAAGCCCTTCGGTATGCCCAAACGGTGAAGGCCGAAGCGGATAAGGCTAAAACGCAGCTACAACAGTTAGATCAAAGCTACCTTAGTGAGTATGGGGGCCGTATTTCGGCGGAACAAACTCAAGCCGAAGCGGAGCTTAAACGCGCTGTAGAAACCGGCGATTCGCAGGCCACGGTTGATGCCCAGCGTAAATTGACTCAATTAGCGGTTGCTGCCGATCGTTATGGGCAAGCCAAGCAGCAACAGGAGCAGCAGCAAGCAGCCTATGAGGCTCAGGTACAGCAACAGCAACAGCAGCCTGTGCAGCAGCCTGTGCAGCAGCCACCACAGCCCGCAGATCCGAAGGCCGAAAGGTGGGCCTCTAAGAATGAATGGTTTGGCGAAGATTACACCATGACCTTCGCTGCGTTTGGCATCCATAAAAAACTTGTGGAGGAAGAGGGGTTTGACCCTCAGTCAGATGACTATTATCATGAGCTTGACAAACGCATTAAGAATGAGTTTGCACATAAATTCGAGGAAGATACTGGCAGGAAGACCGCCCAGACAGTAGCCAGTGTATCTCGCGGAAGTAAAACTGGGCGCAAAAAGGTTAGACTCACCCCGAGCCAGGTAACGATTGCCAAAAAATTGGGTGTGCCACTGGAAGAATACGCTAAGTACGTGAAGGAGCAGGCTTGATGGCTACCAAAGATACTAAGGAATCTAAAAATTCTGCAGAGGATTTGAAGGCGATCCAGCGTACTTCTCGCGCTAAAACAACTAGGGCTGCTACGACTAGGCGTAAGCCGTGGCAACCACCGTCAATGTTAGATGCCCCTCCTGCACCGGACGGTTACAAGCATCGCTGGATACGCGCTGAAGTTAGAGGCTGGGAAGACAAGCAAAACATTTCAGGGCGTTTACGCGAAGGCTATGAACTGGTACGGAAGGATGAATATCCTGATTTCGAGGCCCCGGTTGTTGAATCGGGTAAACATGAGGGCGTATTTGGTTCTGGCGGTTTGCTTCTCGCACGCATACCGATAGAGATAGTGGAAGAGCGCACTGAATACTTTAGTCAGCGCCATGCTGACCAGCTTGAAGCTGTTGACCACGATATGATGCGTGAGAATGCCCACTCTTCGATGGCGATCAATAAACCGGATCGTCAATCGAGAGTAACTTTTGGTGGTCCACGTAATAAGCAATAGCGTGTGCCAGTTTTATTAATTTAACGAGGGGACAATCTGATGGCAAATCAAGAAACTGCCTTTGGTCTTCGTCCTGTTGGTTTAGTTGGCGGAGGCGCGAATACTACCGGTGTTACCGAGTATGAAATCGCTTCTGACAACTCTAATGCTATTTACCAATTTGGTATTTGTGTACCGTTAGCTGCTGGCGTTATTGCATACGCTGGCGCGACTAGTGGCGGCACAACACAGGCATTGGGTGTATTAACAGGTGTGATGTACCACGATTCGGTCAAGAAAAAGCCCGTATGGCTTAATTATTGGCCGGGGTCCGGCAGCGTTAGCGTGGATACGAACTATCCCGTAAAAGCGTTTGTTGCTGACAACCCAAACCAACTGTTCCAGGTGGCAACAGATGCAAGCATCACCAGTAGGGCTACGGCTCTTACGGCGGTATTTGCAAACGCTACACTTGGGACTTCGGCTCGTACCGGTTCTACCGATACGGGGAGGTCTAACTCAGCATTGAGTGTATCTTCAATTGCAACGACAGCCACGCTGCCTTTGCGTATTGTGGGTATCGTTGATGACGATGCGAATAGCGATTTTTCAGCGGCAGGAATTCCGCTGTTGGTCCGGCTAAACGCTCACTTTAATGCCTCAACCCGTCGATTTGATTCGCAGACCACTGCGGATTCGACTGGCATTTAAGGGGGTGAACTAAATGGCTATTTCACGAGCACAACTAGCGAAAGAGCTTGAACCCGGATTAAATGCTTTATTCGGGCTTGAGTACGACCGGTACGAGAAAGAGCACGCAGAAATCTTTACCGAGGAATCTTCGGATCGAGCGTTCGAGGAAGAGACGATGCTTTCAGGCTTCGGGACTGCTCCCGTTAAGGCTGAAGGTAGCGCCATCTCCTTCGATGACGCGCAGGAGACATTCACTGCACGTTATACGCACGAAACGATAGCTCTGGCTTTTTCAATTACAGAAGAAGCGATTGAGGACAACTTATATGACCGCCTAGCAGCACGTTATACACGTGCGCTCGCGCGATCCATGTCTCAATCGAAGCAAATCAAAGCTGCTTCTGTGTTGAACAACGCCTTTTCTACGAGCTACCCGGTAGGAGACGGTGCGGCACTCTGTTCTTCTTCGCATCCATCAATTAGCGGCAACCAACGGAATCTTCTGTCTACGGCAGCGGATTTGAACGAAACTTCGTTGGAGCAAATGCTGATTGATATTGCGGGATTGACAGATGAGCGCGGCTTGAAGATTGCAGTTCGAGGAATGAAGTTAGTCATTCCAAAAGAGCTGCAGTTCATAGCAGAGCGCACTCTTGCCTCAAACCTTCGACCAGCGACAGCAGACAACGATGTCAATGCTGTTAAATCAATGGGAATGGTCCCTGACGGAGCGGTTGTCAACCACTTCCTGACGGATACCGATGCGTTCTTCATTAAGACGGATGCGCCAAACGGCTTCAAGCTGTTTCAGCGCACCCCGATTAAGACGGCGATGGAAGGCGACTTCGATACTGGAAACTCTCGGTTCAAAGCCAGAGAGCGGTACAGTTTCGGGGTTTCTGACTGGAGATCCGTTTTTGGGACGCCCGGCGCTTAGACCCACTGAGGGGGACGGGAAAAGGGCGGCTTATTGCCGCCCTTTTCTTTTTACAGTAGTATCTTACGTTCCTGACTACTGCATAATGCAGTAGACACTAGCCACGACAGGAGATAGATATGGCTAATACGACATTTAACGGACCAGTTAGGTCTGAGAATGGTTTCAAAACCATTGATAAAGCCTCTTCAACAGGGGCAGTTACTGACGGTTTAGTAATCAATGCAGACGGTAATATCTATAATGACGCTGGTGGACACATCCAATATGCTGCGGCAACTGGATATGGGCCTGCCGATCTTATTATAGGTAAAGGTGGTAGCCAGTACGGTACGGTTGATCCTTATGCGGAAAGCTCTTCGCAGCTATTCCCACTAGGTAGCAGATTACTTTACGGTAATACTGTTTATCGTTACGGTAAAATGGGAGCTGGTGCAGTAACAGCAGGTAAATGTGTAACTCACGCAGCAGCAATTGCTCATCACTTAGATATGGCGATTACAGCAGATGTAGCAGCAGGCGAAACTGTAATATCTGTTGAAACCGGCGGCACTGACCTAACAGCTAATCAATACGCAGGGGGATATCTCTACGTTAATGATGCGACAGGTGAGGGTCAAATGCTTAGAATAAAATCTAATCCAGCACACGACCACTCCGCTGATCCTTCTGTTGAGATCACTTGTTACGATGATTTAGCAACAGCTTTAGAATCGGACGACACTAAAGTAACGCTAATTCCTGATCCTAATAGTGCGCTTATCGGCCAAGCTGCCACAACCACAGGCGCAACAATGGGTGTCACAATCATAGATATGACAGCAGCCTATTATGGTTGGTTTGCAGTTTCAGGACCGGCCACAGTATTAACTTCAGGAACCCTGGTTGTAGGCAACCATGCGGTGCCATTAGGAGCAACTGGTGCAGTTGGACCCGCAGCAGGAGACGTAATACAAGTGATTGGTGTTGTTATGATTGTTAATGTGACTACTGATTACTCACTAATCAACCTCACGGGTATTATCTAGGCTAGGAGAGAGTTATGTCAGGATCTGATGTAAAAGCTGTCTTTATAACGGCGGATACTCAAGCCTTGGATGCTGATGGAATATCCGCCGCTGCCGCAGTTGGAAACAATGCAAATTTGACCATTGGAGGAGCCTTAGCTTCTGGAGGCTCCTGCACTTTTGATTCGGGTCGAGTGGTCACTATCCTGAGCGCGGGAGACGATAGCGGTATTTCGTTTACGGTTACTGGAACAGACGTAAGCGGGGACTCTCAGACCGAGAGTATTACAGGGGCTAATGCGGGCACTGCAACGGGATCTAAGTATTTTAAGACCGTTACAGCGATCGCTGCAGTCGGTGATCCTGCCGGTAATGTTTCTGCAGGTATAAACACTGCTGCTGGTGACGTGATATTTGCCGGTAGAGCCCGGTTGGACGGCCTGTCTATTGTTTGTTCAGGGACAGCCGGGACATTGAGCTTTACTACCACGTCTCCCGCTGGTACGTCTCAACTGAAGGTTGGTTCCGTTGCTTCTGCTACGGCCACAAGGGACGTGACTATCCCTGACGAAGGCTTACTTTTCACAGCCGGACTGTTTGTCCAGTACACGGTTTCCACATTTGGCACAATGACGGTATTTCATGCTTAGAAGGTAAATTATGCGCCGTATTTCTTTCTACACTGGGTTGGAACAGGAAATTTGTGGCGAGATCAGAAGTTGGTCGAGTCACGCACTGGAACTCCCAAATGAGGAATACGGCGGCTTACCCGCCTGTGCCTATGCTAAAAAGGCGTGGGAAGAGGATAAGGTCGGATTTTCCTTTAAGTACAGCCCTAGCTATCAGCCCCTGTACTCTATCGTTTCTACTTTTGACGATGTGCATGACGTAGTTATTCTGGTGGACCTTGATTATGGGGCTGACTCCAGCGCCTTCCACGAGTATCTGTGGGACTTAAACAAAGCTATTTCAGAAGGACTATTTCTTCAAAAAGATATGTGGGTAATGGGCTTCCATCCGGATGACGAGCCTAATGAAGACATAGATGACGGCACTTTTGAGCCGCCCGTGGAAACAGAGTACGCCATGATTTTTATTCAGCGTCTGTCCAAACTGCAAAAAGCCTCAGATAAGCTGCGGCATTCAGGGTATTATGAGTATTATTTTGACGAGGAAAAGACGGCTCCTTCCTTTGAGAAGAGGGCCGCTTTCTACAATAAGTTAGTTGAGGAGAATTCTTATGTCCAAAGTTAATCTTGGTGCGGCGGGTAGTAAAGCTCGCAAGATGCGTGGCGGCGGTATGGTAAAGAAAACCGGTGTCCGAAAGATGCGTGGCGGCGGTATGGT